AAGATGTCATTGATGATTTTAATATGGCAGGCGGCATTGGTATACTTCACAAAGACACGGCTAAAACGATAAAAACTGTGCAGTCTGTACTTGACGATACATATATAAAAGTATATAATGAATCATGTGGACAAGATGCACATACAATTTAACATACTAACTTATACGAGGTAATAAATGTCAGATTTTTCTTCTCTTAAACGCAACCGCAATTCGTTTGATAAACTCACCAAAGCGGTTGAATCAATCAATACCCCCACAGAGGGTTCCAAAGGTTCTAAAGGTGATGAACGCTTTTGGCAGCCCGAAGTAGATAAAGCAGGTAATGGTATGGCAGTCATTCGTTTTCTACCTGGACCATCAGCAGATGGTGATGAGGCATTGCCATGGGTTCGTTTGTTCGATCATGGCTTTCAGGGTCCAGGTGGCTGGTACATTGAAAACTCTTTGACTACTTTGAATCAGAAAGATCCAGTATCAGAATACAACTCTGTTCTGTGGAATTCTGGTATCGAAGCGAACAAAGAAATTGCTCGTAAACAGAAACGCCGTTTGTTTTATATTGCAAACATTTATGTTGTTTCTGATCCTAAGAATCCAGAAAACGAAGGTCAAGTCAGACTGTACAAGTTTGGTAAGAAAATCTTCGACAAGATTACAGAGGCAATGAATCCTCAGTTCGAAGATGAAAAGCCAATTAATCCGTTTGATTTCTGGGAAGGCGCAAACTTCAAACTGAAGATTCGTCAAGTTGAAGGCTATCGCAACTATGACAAGTCTGAATTTGAAAGCCCATCACCTTTGCTTGATGGTGATGATGCTAAACTTGAGGCACTGTGGAAAAAAGAATACTCACTGAAGGAGTTTCTTGATCCTAAACACTTCAAGTCATATGATGAACTGAAGGCTAAACTGGACAAAGTTTTGGGTCTAAGTGGCACCGCACCAGTATCAAAGACTAAGGCTGAAGACTTTACACCAAAGACTTCACCTGACTTGGACGATGAAGAACTTGATTACTTTAAGTCTCTAGCAGAAGATTAATCCTCCACTTAATCAACTGCAACGCCACCTTCGGGTGGCGTTTTTTTATTATGATACTCTATTAACTAAAAGATTGGTAGCATCTGGGTTATGTGCTGATGCAATTGATCCCGACTGTGATTGTGTGCTATTATTGACAGTCTGTGAGTTATCAACAAAGGTGGGGTTGCTCATGAATTCTTTTGTTATGTCTCTTAACATATCGGCTAAATGAGTAGAACCTTCCATCAACTTACCCCCCATTAGTTTATCAAGTGCGGTGATTTGATCATATGCCAAAGACGCAATTGAGTCCGACATTGATGAACTCTGTGCCGTTGCACCTGCTGCTGTTTGTGGTGTTGTTTTTGATGGAGACGGTGTACTGGCGGCCGCTACTTGAGTTTCTGGCGCCGATGGCATTGGATTTCCTGTGGCACCAGCAACTTTCATTAGTGAACGTTCATAATTTCCATATGCACCTGATGCCATTTCTGATTGAGATGGATTTACCCACTTTTTAATCGCCATTTGTAAGTCCATATTACCATATTTTCTAGACCATAAATCTCTTTGTGCCTCCCAGCCAGCTTGCCAATTAGGAAATCTAACAAACGTTCTTGTGACACCTTCATGAGTTATTGTTTCACCAGGAACTCCACCAAATTTTCCTTGTTCGGGATAAACTTCAGTACGACTTTTAGCAATAATATTACCTGGATTATTGTGTCTGAAACCAACAGTACCAGGTTTTGTCGAACCTTCTCTCTTAGCTTGTTCCATCATTAACTGATTCTGTTGATCTCTAGACAAGCTATTGAATGTTACTTTTTTATCATAACTAAACGAACTACCTCCACCTGCGGGAGTGGGCTGACCTTGTGCTTGTCTTTCGGCTAATCTTCTTTCATATTCGAAACCAATATCTGCCGCCGTCATACGATTTAAAACTGATTGTGTGTTACTTGTTCTGGATTCTTTTTCTTTAATAAACGCTTCGTTTGCACGTATTTTACCTTGTATATCACTTGCTCTTTGACCCGCTGTTTCATAACCAGTCACATTTCCCATTGCATCATAGGTTGCAACTTGTTTACCATCTTTCATTGTTTTTTGTAGTTCAAGTTTCAACGCTTCATTCTCTGATCTGGCTTCTTCGACTGTTTTTTCACCTGTCATTTTTCCATACGCAGCCATTGCTGCTGCAACTGCTAATGAAACTGCTGCACCCGTGAGTGTGCTAAACCCGCCCATTGCACCCATTGCGCCAATCGCAATCATGCCAAGAATTTTACCTTTATTTTCTTGGAAAAGGTTTATCATAAAACCGTACATGTCTTGAATTACTGCTGTTCCTAAATCTTTAAATAAAGTTAAAGCAGTTTCTAGTGCAGACGCAATTCTATCTACTGTTTTTTTAAACATTTTTTGTGTATCATCAACAAAAGTGCTTAATTTACCACCAGTCATACCATCAAGTTCTTTGTATAGTCCCGATAGTGCTTCTTTGATTGAACTGAGTGAGTCGCCTATTCCACCACCAAGTTTAGAAAAATCAAGTGCTTTGTATAATGAGTAAAGAGCAAAACCCACCACTCCAGCAAGAACCACACCCATAAATCCCATATTACCTAATGCACCACCCAAAACACTGAAAATTCCACGAAATGCTCCGCCAACTAAACTGCCCACACCACCAAGTATTGAACTCACAACACTACCAACACCACCAAGCAAACTACCGGCAACACTTCCAATACCGCCTAACATACCGAGAATATTAAATCCTCCACCACCAGCAGTTTTTCCTAAACCTGGTCCTGCTTTTCTTCCGCCGCCAAACTTTGATTCATATTTCTCTTCTCTTTGTTTCGCACCTTCAAAATATTTTGCCGGTGTGCCACCCCAAATACGAACCATCTGTGCCATGTTTTTTGCAATAGATGGTAACATCATAGAGTTTCTTGCACTAATTTTGGAATCACGTGCAATTGAACTGAGTGCAGAAGGAGAACCAGAAATTTCTGGTGCTATCATTGAAGAAGGAGATTTTCCAGATACAGCACTTGCCTGATAACCTTTTAATGAAGGAAATAATGCAGTCATTAGGCCTTTTTGTGTAAACAAGGCGTTTCTTGGATCATATCTTTCTTTGAGTTGTTGATTATACGCACCACTCAAAGAAGTGACTGCACTTTTACCTGATTGTCTTTGGGCACGAACTAAGTCTGTAAAGGATGCCATTTTTTATCTCTTGCTTCTGTTAGAAATTTTTTCTTGTTGTAACTTTTCGTTTTCTTCTTTAATAAAGTTGACCAACATGGTCACATAAACACTCTTTTCCCATGGTACCATGTTTTCAATATCACTTAAATTGTATTTGTGATGCTGCATTAATGCAAAATTGGTTTCAAAGTAATTCTTTAAATTATCATAACAAACGGTTATACGAAAAAATTTTGGAGTCCTTCAATTGTAATTGTTTCGTGATAGCCACACTTAGCACAATTAAACTCAACATCTTTTTTAATCTTTGGCATAGTTTCAAAGAACTCTTGTACCTTTGTAAACTGCTCTCTGGTCAGACCTTCGATAAATTCAAGAAGTTCTTTTTTCGGTACATCTTTTGAATAGAAAATGTTTTCTTCGGTATAAACGCCATCGATGCAAGCAATCAAAACATTCATTAGTTTGTCAACTTCCGAACCCTCTTGCTTTTGTGCTTCTTCTACCATTTTGAAAGATGGGTACTTAATTAAAATGCCCATATTCTTACTCAATTCAATTTTGTCGATTTTCTTTTCGTGAACTTCTGGTTGAATTTCGAGTAAGTTCATTTCAAGTTTAACGATATTGCCACATTCCTTTTCTTCACCATCTACTTCGATTTTATTATTGCAGCGATAAGGTAGTTCAACCACTTCATTGACCGACCTTGCACGTAGATTCAAAAACAAATATTCGATGTCAGTAATTGGTAGTTCATCTACATCTAAATCATCCAAACAGCAATTTGTTAAAATTTGTTTTATGGCTAAAAGAACAGAATCGGCTTCATTTGATTCCATTGCCATTAAAAGAATTTTTTCTTCTCTGACCAAAAATGGTCTAAAATGAATTAACCTGTTTGTTAATGGTAAAGTCAATTCATAAATGGGTACATCTATTTTAGGTAACATAATAACCTCACATTAAATTAAAATGATAGTAATCTTGAAGCACCGGCGCCAAGTAAAGACGCTGCTGTTGCACCAAGATTGTATTTTCCTTCGTAAATCGTTTCGAACTTTTGATACGCAAATTGAACAGTAACTCTATGAAAACCTTCCTCTGACCAACTCAGTGGTTGGGCTGCTACGCCGATTGGAAAAGCATCAATAAGATTGACAGCGTAAATTTGTTTTACTAAATCGTCAAACTGTGTTATTGTAATTTGTGTCAAGTATCTGGAATTTTGTCCTTTTGGAAAACGCAAGTTATTTGTATCAGTTGGCATAATTGCTTCCATCCATTTGTCAAATAGCTTACGTTCATAAAATTCATTAGTACATAAAAATGTTAAAGATGTTTCAGCATATTGTGTTTGATATGGTACCTTAAAAATAGGTCCATAAATTTTAACATCTTCAGTTTGTATCGTTTTGCCTGGTAGTTCTGCTGTTTCACACTGTAATGCTAAGTAACGTGTCATTCCAGGATTTGCACTTTTCTGAGCATCATTTTTTTGTCCCAAAGCATTTCCTATTGCGTCAGAAATTTCAGAAAAAGCAGAGTTTGGTAAATTTAAAATCTTTTCAATGACAGAATTGTTTATTGCATTTCCAATATACTCGGGTATTGGAAGAATAACTTCGTAACGACACGGACGAGCAAGACCGTCTTTGCCTTTGATATTCGACAGAAATAGATTGGGTGAAAACGACATTAAAATTTATCCTCTGAGTCTGACCAGACTTTACTGGCCGTTGCTTTTGCAAACGATTCTACTGGTAACATGACGGCAATATCCCACTCATCTGCGGTTATTTCCAGAAAACGAGACTGCACATGACTAGACAAGTACCTTTTGATACATGGTGTAGCCTCATAAATTTTAGATGCTCGTCGTAAAAAATCATAACTAATTCTAAATCTTGTACTCTCATCATATCGATGATCCGTTAAGATTGTGCTTAA